AATTGTGTTAATGTGGGCAGTTATGTCAGACGATCCAGCAGCTATGGAGAAGGTAAAATTGTTTTTCGAGTATTTCCAGTCGCTTCCGAAATGGTTCACTAATTTATGGATACTTGTAGTTGCGAGCATTTTTGGTATAAAGGGTACACAAATATTTAGAGGAGGAAAAAAATAATGGCAAATAGAAGATTTAATACTCAAGTAACAAATAGACGTGGCGCTATGGGTGGCGGCATGATGAAAAGAGGCATGTACAAAAAAGGAAGTTTTCCTGACATGTCAGGTGATGGTAAAATTACTAAAAAAGATATTTTAATCGCAAGAGGTGTAATTAAAAAACCAAAAGGAAAAAAAGATGGCAAAGTTATGTCCAAAAGGAAAAGCAGCGGCAAAAAGAAAGTTTAAGGTTTATCCTTCAGCTTATGCTAACATGTACGCTTCTGGAGTATGTTCTGGTAAGATCAAACCAGGTGGCAGAAAAAAAGCTGCTAGTGGTGGATCAATGAGAACACCAGGATTAGCTCGAAGAAAAAGAGGTTGCTAATGGGACTTAGAAAATGGGTAAAGGAAAACTGGGTAGATATTGCAAACAAAAAATCGGATGGCTCATTCCCGAAGTGTGGAAGATCTGGTGGAGAAAAAAGAAAAAAATATCCAAAATGCGTGCCCATTGCAAAAGCAAGAGCGATGTCCAAAGGTCAACGTGCGGGTGCCGTAAGAAGAAAACAAGCGAAAGCCAATACGGGACCAACTCCCTCCCGAGCAGCTACATTTGCAAAACGTAGCAAAGCTGCTAAAGGTGGATTACAAGAATACATAGGACCAGCAATTAATAGTACGTATGCTGGAACTAAATTAAATAACAAATCGTACGCAAAATATTATAAGGGGATGTTAGACTAATGGCTGGTGGCGGATCTTTTTCAAGTGATCAAAAGTTTACAACGTTAACTGCAGACGGTAATTTTAAAACTATTACTGGTGGTAGCACAAATTTAGGACCATGCAGAGTCACATACATTCAAGCACACGCTGCTACAAACGCAATTGTTAAATTACATGATGGCACTGGAACAGGTGGTTCATTAGAGTTTCAAGCAAAATTTGGTAGCGAAGGTTTAGATATCTTTGTTCCAGGTTCAGGTATTAGATTTAAAACCGGTGTATATTTAGATTTAGATGTAACTGATTCCGTAACAATCGGGTACACTGGATAATGAGAGACGATTTTCAAGTTAGAGAAAATTTCTCAAAAGGCACTATGCCTGCGAGAAATAAAAAAAACTTTAGACCTACAAAGTCTGGAGCAGGCATGACAAGAGCTGGTGTCAAAGCCTATAGAAGATTAAATCCCGGCTCAAAACTAAAAACAGCCGTGACCGGTAAAGTGAAAAAAGGGTCAAAAGCTGCTAAACGTAGAAAATCATACTGCGCAAGATCATTAGGTCAGCTCAAAAGAGCTTCAGCAAAAACAAGAAACGATCCGAACTCACGTATCCGTCAGGCAAGAAGGAGATGGAAATGTTAAAGAAAAAGAGAGCAATTAAAAAAGTCATGAAAGGTTTGAAGAAAGCCTCAAAGACACATGCCGCTCAAGCTAAGACATTAAAAGGAGTTCTACGTGGCAAAAGATCCTAAAGTAGGCACAGGTAAAAAACCAAAAGGTTCTGGGAGGAGACTATACACAGATGAGAATCCTAGAGACACTGTTAGAATTAAGTTTGCGACCCCTACGGATGCTCGTAAAACTGTTTCAAAAGTTAAAAATATTAACAAACCTTTCGCAAGAAAAATCCAAATACTTACTGTTGGTGAACAGAGAGCCAAGGTTATGGGTAAGGCAAAGGTGGCTAGCATATTTAAGAAAGGTAAAGAAGCAATTAGGAAAGGAAAAAAAACATAATGCAAGATCTAGAACTAGTAACTAAAATACAGAGACAACTAAAACAACTTTATCAGAACATTGGTGACTCAATGATCAGTGGTGGGGTTGACAATATGGAAAAGTATAAATATATGTTAGGACAGGCACATGCCTACCAATATATATCACAGGAAATCTCTAACCTGCTAAACAACAAGGAGCAAAAAAATGAGCAAGGAACTGTTATCGACCTCGAAAAAAGAGGTCCCAAAGCATAAAAACGCTTTGGAAGAAAAGTATAAAGAACAAAAAGTTAAGTCTGTTGAAGAAGTAAAAAGAGTTGACGAGACTAACGTTGGAGAAATTAAACACGAATTACCTGTCCCATCAGGATGGAGACTTTTAGTTTTACCTTTTACACCAAAAGAAAAAACTAAAGGTGGAATAATCATAGCACAAGAGTCATTAGATAAAGCTAGAATAGCAACTAATTGTGGCTATGTAATTAAAATGGGACCAATGGCATATGGAGATAAAGAAAAATTTCCAACTGGCCCTTGGTGTAAAGAAGGAGATTGGGTGATCTTTGCAAGATATGCAGGATCACGATTACCAATAGAAGGCGGAGAAGTCCGTCTTTTAAACGACGACGAGGTTTTGGGCACGATAAGTAACCCAGAATCTGTGTTGCATTATATATAACATAGGAGAGGACTATGCAAAAAGAAGAAGAAAACAAAAAAGGCGTTCCGATGGTTGATATAGATACCTCTGGTCCTGGAGCTGACGTTGAGTTAGAAGAACAGAAACCAGAAGGTGAAGTAGAAACTAAGGAAGAAGACTCTAGTCCCGCGCCACAAGCAGAGGAACCTAGAGAAGAGAAAGCAGAAGGCAGCGACGCGCAGCCAGAAGCTGAAAAGAAACAGGAAGAAAAACCTGAACAGAAGAAAGAAGAATTAGAGACGTACAGTAAGGACGTGCAAAGAAGAATTGCAAAACTTACAAAGAAATGGAGAGAAGCACAAAGACAAGCTGATGAAGCTTTAGAATTTGCTAAATCTCAAAAGAAACAAAAAGAAGATCTTCAACAGAAGTATTCTTCAGTTGAACAAGCTGGTGTTAAAGACAGAGAAGAGAGAATCAAATCTGGCTTACAAGCAGCAGCGGCAAAATTAGCAGCAGCAAAGGAAGCGGGAGATCTCGCAGCTGAAGTTGAAGCTAATAAAGAAATAGCAAGGCTTGGATACGAAGAAGCAAGACTTGTAGAAGCAAAAGCAATGCAAGAACAGTTATCTAAAACTGAATCAAAAGAGCAGGAAATACCAAAGGTATCTCCTCAACAAAAACCTGTTGCAGACCCTAAAGCAGAGGCTTGGGGCTCTAAAAATAGGTGGTTTGGTACAGATACAGCTATGACTTATACTGCATTTGACTTACATAAAAAGCTAGTGGAAGAAGAAGGATTTGATCCTCAATCAGATGATTATTACGCAGAAATTGATAAAAGAATAAGACTTGAATTTCCGCACAAATTTGATAATACTGATGATAAGGTTCAAAAAGATACGACCAAACCTGCACAGATAGTAGCTTCAGCGAAGCGAAGTGTAAATAATTCTGGTCGCAAAACTATCAGACTCACCCCTTCTGAAGTTGCAATCGCTAAAAAATTAGGAGTGCCATTAGAAGAATATGCGAAACAAAAACAAAACACGAAGGAGGTATAGCATATGGAAAATGACAAAATAAAAACTTCTCGTGCGAGTCAGTCTAGAGAAAAAGATAAAAGACCTCAGACTTGGACTCCACCATCATCTTTAGATGCACCGCCTGCGCCGGATGGATACCGACACAGATGGATACGAACTGAGGTTCTTGGTTTCGATGATACTAAGAATATGTCAGGAAAAATGAGATCAGGATTTGAATTAGTGAGAGCTGATGAATTTCCAGATACAGAGTATCCCTCTATGAAAGATGGCAAATACGCAGGAGTGATCGGAGTTGGCGGCCTTGTGCTGGCAAGGATACCGGAAGAGATCGCAAAGTCCCGTGAAGAGTTTTTCAAGAAACAAACTCAAGATCGAGATGAAGCAATCAACAACGATCTTATGAAGGAGCAGCACTCTAGCATGCCGATTAATGCTGAGAGACAAAGTCGTGTAACTTTTGGTGGTACGAAGAAATAATTTCTTTGCGATACCAGAATAACTCGATAGTAAAAAATATAAACTAAGGAGAAAAAATATGGCAACCAATCAAGATGCTGCATTCGGTCTAAGACCAATCGGCAAAATTGGTCAGAATAGAGACAACCAAGGTTTAAGTGAATTTACTATTGCTGCAAGTTCGACTGCTATCTATCAAAATGACCCTGTAAAAGCATTAGCAACAGGTCACATTGGTGTAGCGGGTACGGGCGATCAGCTATTAGGTTCCTTAAACGGGGTCTTTTTTACTGACGCTAGTACGTCGAAGCCTACTTTTGCGAACAATCTGAAAGCTTCTAACATGGCAACTGACATTGTTGGATTCGTTTCTGATGATCCGTATGAGAGATTCGAAATACAAAACGTAACTACATTAGCTATCGCAAACATAAATACGTTAGCTAACATCAGCTATGTAGCTGGTTCTTCACCAAACTTTGTTTCAAAAGTTGAAGTGAATGGTTTAGTTACGACAACGACAACAAGACAACTAAGAATATTAGGTGTGACGAGAGATCTTGAGAATAATAATCTTAAGAACGCTACAACTTACAATACAAATGTTAACTGTGTTGTACAGATAGCTAATCACTTCCTAAATTCTGCTGTAGGAGTATAAGGAGGATAATATGGCGATAAGTAGAGGACAATTAGTCAAAGAACTAGAGCCAGGTTTGAATGCCTTATTCGGCCTGGAGTATAAAAGGTATGAGAATCAACATGCTGAAATTTTTGACACTGAAAATTCAGACAGAGCTTTTGAAGAAGAAGTAATGTTATCTGGATTTGCAAATGCACAAACAAAACCAGAAGGTTCTGCAGTGACATTTGACAATGCTCAAGAAACGTTCACATCAAGATACACTCATGAAACAATCGCTCTTGCGTTTTCAATTACTGAAGAAGCAATCGAAGACAACTTGTATGACAGACTTGCGTCTAGATATACAAAAGCATTAGCGAGATCGATGGCAAACACTAAGCAAGTAAAAGCTGCGAATGTATTAAACAATGCATTTAACAGTTCATTTGCTGGTGGTGATGGTAAGGAGCTTTTAGCTACTGACCACCCAACGATAGCTGGAACTTTCTCAAATGAGCTAGCAACATCTGCTGATCTTAACGAAACATCGTTAGAGCAGTCTTTAATTGATATTGCTGCGTTCACAGACGAGAGAGGTCTAAAAATTGCAGCTAGAGGAGTAAAAATGATTATTCCATCTGCGCTTCAATTTACTGCTGAAAGACTGATGAAGTCTGCAGGCAGAACTGGAACTGCTGACAATGATATCAACGCAGTAGTGTCTATGGGAATGGTACCACAAGGTTATGTGGTTAATAACTTCCTAACTGACGACGATGCGTACTTTATCAAAACAGACGTACCTAATGGTATGAAAATGTTTGTTAGAGCACCAATCAAAACAGCTATGGAAGGTGACTTCGATACTGGTAACGTAAGATACAAAGCTAGAGAGAGATATTCATTTGGATTCTCAGACCCTAGAGGTATGTTCGGTTCACCAGGTGTGTAATACCTTACATAATTAAATTAAAAGGGGGCTTAACGGCCCCCTTTTTTTATGATAGAAAGATATGGCAACCATGAAAAACTTCCGTGTACAAATCAGAGCATATGGCTACTATGCAGACTTCAATGTGGAGTCTGAGGATAATAGTAAGGCCTTTGAAAATGCACTAGTTGACAAGCTAGGAAAAAATGATATAAAATGGGAGAAAGATGGATTTATTAATAAATCCAAAATATGGGTAACCTATGAGGAGGTTATAGATGCAAACGCACATCAGAGACCTATACAAAACGAAGAGGGGTCTCGAGACAGAGTGGGCGGTACAGCAACGGGATAACCAGAGATATACTCTGGATATGGTCCGGATTGACAACAAGATAAGAGAAGTTGTTAATCAGATTAAGTTAGA